CCGATGGCGGCGAGGTATCCATTGTCGGTTTCGGTGTTTTCCACGTTTCGGAGCGTGCCGAACGTCAAGGCCGCAACCCGAAGACAGGCGAGACGCTGACCATTCCCGCCACCAAAAAACCGAGATTCCGCCCGGGCAAGCCCCTCAAAGAAGCGGTTAAATAATGTTCGCCGTTTTCGGCAAAACCCGCGCCGAAGAAGAGGCACGGCGCGGGTTGGTACACGACAAACAAAAAGGGATTTGGTACGAGGACAAACGGCATTGGAAACGCCTGGGCAAAGTTGCCGAAACCATAGACAACATCGGCAAAAGATACACCGAACGCGGCAAATTTATCGCCACGGGCGACGAACTTCGCCTGTTGCAGCAAACCGCCGACCGCTTCAAAGCCGCCCTCGGAATGGCCGCGTGGAAACACTACGTCCGCGCCATCAAAGAATCCGAGCCGATATTAGATGCCGAAGCGCACCGGAAGCGGGAAAAACAGGAAGGGTAGAAATGACCGACACCTTTTTGACCAGAGAGGAAACCGTCCAGCTAACCGGACGCAAACAACCGAAAAAACAGGCTGAAACCCTGCGCAAAAACGGCATCCCGTTTTTTACCAACGCCGCAGGCTATCCCGTAGTCAGCAGAAGCGCAATCGAAGGCCGGCCGCACAAACCGGACAAACCGAAATGGCAGCCCGCCGTCTGAAGGAGTAACCGAAATGGGCAGGAAACGCAGCACCAACACCAACCTTCCCGACAGGATGCGGGCACGCAAACGCACCCGCAAAAACGGCAAAACCACCGTCTATTATTTCTACGACGGACGAGACGAAAACGGGCGGCGCAAAGAAATCCCGCTTGGCACGGACTATGTTGCAGCCGTACAGGAGTGGAGCAAGCTGGAATCCGCCAAACTGCCCAAGTCCGCCCGTGTTACCTTCCCTGTTGCCGCCGAACGCTACTTAAATACCGTTATCAGCCATCGCAGCAGCAATACTGTTTCCGGCGCCCAAAAAGCTGTACGCAAGCTGTCAGAGTTTTTTGGCGGCAACAATCCCGCGCCATTGGATGATATTGAGCCGGCACACGTCCGCCGTTATCTTGACTGGCGCAAAGACACGCCGGGCAGTGCCAACAATGAGATTACTTACCTCAGTGCCATTTTCAATTACGCCCGCGAACAAGGCTGGGTATCCAAAGAAAACCCATGCCGAAACGTCAAAAAACACAGCAAGAAACGCCGTGAAGTCTATATTGAGGATTACCTATATCAGGCCGTCTATCAAGCCGCCGACCAACAGATGCGCGACCTGATGGATATTGCCTACATTACAGGGCAACGCCCCATCGATATAGTCGGCATCCACAGCAGCCACATCCACGACGGCATCCTGCATATCAGCCAGCAGAAAACAGGCGCTAAGCTGCGCTTTGAAATCAGCGGGCAGTTGAAGGAAATCATCGACCGCATCCGACCGGGGAACGGCTATCTATTCCTCAATCGACATGGGAGGCCTCTTACCCGTTCGTCATTGAGCAGGCAATTTTTAGAGTTACGCAAATCCATCATGCAACAACGCCCGGAATTATCCGACGAACTGGCCGATTTTCAATTCCGTGATTTGAGAGCCAAGGCAGCAACAGATATTTATCTTGCAGCCGACACGCGCACCGCCGCCGATCAACTTGGGCACGCTTCCGAACGTATGACTAAAATCTATATTCGGCGCGGGAAAATCCTCAAGCCGATAAAATGACTTTTGCGGAACGCCTTTAAAAATTGCGGAACAACAACCGCCCAAAAAAATGAAAAAATCCTGATACTATATAGAGTTAGAAAACACAGTATGAATACAGTTAGGTTTCAACACACAGCCGCCTGAAGGCGGCTGGAGCCTCTCTCAAAAGCCTTGCTCCATCAGGTTTAGCAGCCCCGATTTCGCTAGGCTCACAAGAAAAGCGCGAACGCGAGTATAACACAGCCTTTTCCGTTACACCCGCATTCGCAATATCCTGATTGTTAAAGAACAATCCCAGTTCGCCAACCCTGCCGCATTTTCATGAGAACCGCAGGTTGGCGATTCACACAATCAACGTATCCTTAAACACATCCATTGCCGGTTTCGCGCCATGATGCTCCACTTTCCGCCGCCATTTGCTGCCTAAATGGTAAAAACGCAGACTGTCGGTTTCGGGGTTGTAGGTTTTCAAGAGTTTGTCTTTTAAAACAACCCACTGATCGGGTGCGATGTCGCATTCGAACACCGAATACTGCACGCGCACGCCGTAGTCCAAACACAACTTCGCCACGCGCCGCAGCCTTGCCTGTCCTTCCGCGTCTTCCAGCGAAATATCGTAAGTAATCAGCATCAGCAT